CCAGGCTCAACAAGCAGAATATTTGTTGGTAGTAGCACTGCAAACGGCTCAACTGGAGCGTCTTTTTGTAACTGTGACATTATCCTTGCTGGTGAAATCCCACGCGCTTTAAGCGCAGAAGAACATTATGCTTTAGCTTTGAATCCGTGGAGTATAGTCACTCCAGCAAGCAGAGATATTTTTCTCTTTTCAACAGCAGCATCTGGCATAACGGTCAATGTGCCACTTGCTACAGTTACAGCTACAAGTTACGCACCAACAGTCTCAGCGACAAACAATCAAGCAGTTAGCGTACCACTTGCAACGCTTACAAGCACCGCTTACGCGCCTGTTATTACCGCAACTGATCACAAAACCGTTGCAGTTCCACTGGCTACCTTGGCTGTTACCCAGTACGCGCCGGTTATCGCAACTACCGACAATAAGACCGTTGCAGTACCATTAACAACTGCTACTTTGACTGGTTATGCTCCAGTTATCACGGTTACAGATCACAAGACGGTATCTGTACCTGCAAGCACACTTACTTTAACAGGCTACATTCCCAACGTAACAGTCAGCAATGGGCAAGATGTAAACGTACCAGTCGCAACATTGACGTTGACAAGTCTTGCGCCAACTGTACTTGTTACAGACAACAAGACTGTAAACGTGCCACTGGCAACCGCGACACTGACAGCTTTTGCACCTACCGTCGCAACCGATAACAGCTTAACAGTTTACCCGAACACAGCGACGCTATCATTAACGGCATTTACACCGACAGTTACGGCAAGCAACCACATTGTTGTTAATGTCCCAATATCAACGATAAGCTTAACAGCTTACGCTCCTACCGTTGGAGCAGGTGACTTTAAGCTCGTCAATGTGCCGCTGGCAACGTTGACACTTAACGCTTATTCGCCAACTGTAGCCGCTACTAATAACATAAGCATATCCGTTCCTTTTAGCGGGTTGACTTTAACGGCTTATGCTCCGACAATATCAGTCACCAGTTATGCGGTTGTTAATGTTCCAGTAGCATCTCTAACTCTATCCGCAAAAGTACCAACAGTGCTAACTGGCGGACATGAAATGTATCCGATATATGGAATGACAAACGAATATCCACTTAACGGACTAACACAAACTTACCCATTATCTGGTGTACAATGACAATCATAGTAGAAGATGGAACAGGCTTAACAGACTCAGAGTCATTAATAAGCGTACAGTATTTCACTGACTATCATATAGCGCGTGGCAATACTAACGTATCTTTGTTATCTACAACAGAATCAGAAGAAGCGTTACGCAGAGCTCATGATTACTTAGCTCAAACATATCGCGGTAGATGGAAAGGTTATTTATTAAAAATAACACAAGCCTTAGATTGGCCGCGATCAGGTGTTACACTTGCTGAATACACGGTAGACTCTAATACCATCCCTGTGCCCGTTAAGAACGCAATTGCAGACTTGGCATTTAAAGCCGCTGGTGGTGAATTGTTATCTGATTTATCACAACAAGTAGTACGTAAAAAGGTTGATGCAATCGAAGTAGAATACTCGCCAAACGCAAGACAAACAAAGCGTTATCTAGCCATAGATAACCTGCTTGCGCCTTACCTTAATGGTAATAGCGGAATTACACTTGGGCTAGTTCGGTCATGAGCTTTTATTCTGACTTACAGCAATCTGCACAAGACCTGTTATCAGAGTTCGGTCAGGGCATTATCATAAACACAAAAACACCAGGTGCTTATAATCCTGTAACAGGGCAAAGTGTAATAACTGTTACGACTCAATACGGAAATGGCGCTATATTTGATCGCGGGAGCAGGGACATAGACGGACAATTAATTTTGCAGGGTGATAAAAAATTGTTGCTATCGCAGATCGGAATCACTGATATTCGAGTTAATGATACTGTTACAATCGGATTTAAAGATTATACGGTAACGATGGTTAAAACGCTTAACCCTGCTGGAACTAACGTTATGTTTATTTGCAATCTCAGAGGCGTGTAATGGCCGGTTCATTTTCAGCTGACTTATCCAGTTTTTCACGACACGCTAACAGTAATGTTGATCGAGCTGTAAAGGATACAGTATTAACTTTGGGGCGTGAAATAGTGGAGCTGTCAATCGTAGGAGACACGCTGTATTGGTCGTCAAAGCCGCCAAAGGGCTATGTTGGCGGAAAATTTAGAGCTAATTGGCAGCATGGAATAGGCACGATGCCGATAACTACTTTTGACACGACTGCAAACGTAAGTTACGCTCGCATAAAGTCAACGGTTCCTGCTAGCTCTGGCGGGAAGATACACTGGTTGGTTAATAACGTATCTTATTCAATCGCGCTAGAGAACGGAACAGCGTCGCCTAGAACCCCCCCTCAAGGAACCGTGGGGACTGTCGTGCTAAGATATGGCTCTATAGTTCGCGAAGTTGCAAGGAATATACATAGATGAGCATTGTTAAAATACGTTCTGCACTTGAAACAGCTCTTAATAATATTTCACCAGTTCTTGACACAGCTTGGGAAAATACACAGTTCGAGCCACAAACAGGAACTGCTTATCAGAGAGCTTACTTGATTTTTACTGAGCCTAATAATCAGGAATACGGAAGCAATTATCAGGAACTAGGTTTTTTACAAGTCGATTTAATATACCCGCTATTGTCAGGGCCTAGTGCATCGGATGTTCGCTTTGAGTTAATTAGAGACGCTTTTAAGAGAGGCACGTCGTTCGTATATAGTGGCGTGACTGTGACTATAAATCGCACTCCATACATAAGCCCAGCTTATGTTTCTGGTGATAGATTCATAAGGCCAGTAAAAATTAGATTTTATGCTAACATAGGCGTATAATAATACAAATGAATAAGTCAACAATTATATTACACGAAACATTAATAAGATTGGCAAAAGGGATGTTGTCAGCTTGGGAAAAATGGCTTAACGAAGCCAAACAAAAAAGTATTTAAAACTTAACAATAAAACAAGTCCGCACGAGGTAACGCATAACAGCCGCTCCTCAACAATAGCCATCTTGTAATTTAAAATTATATAGGTGTCATCATGGCTATTGCTCAAGGTATTAACAAAAGTACAATCCTTCGTAAACAAACTGGATTAGGCGTAGTTGGGGCTGCTACAGCTCAAATTATGCGTAGAGAATCCAGTACGTTTAATCTTGCAAAATCTACGTTTGAAAACAAAGAAATTGCCTCACATCAACAAAGCTCAGGTATTACACACGGATTAAGATCAACAAGCGGCACTCTATCGGGTGTGTTGTCGCCTAACACTTATTCCACTTTGTTCGGCTCTTTGTTGCGTAAGGTCTTTACCGCTACAACTGCACAAACAGGCAAGTCTCTAACAATTGCCGCCGCTACTTTGGGTATCTATCCTTTGACAGTTGCATCAGGAACGTTATTGACTGGCGGCTTTAAAGTGGGTGATGTTATCCGCTTATCGGTTGGCAGTTTAAACGCAGCAAATATCAGTAAAAACCTGCTGATTACTGCTATCGCTTCAGACACTGCTTGCTCAGTACGCCCAGTCAACGGTGTTGCGTTAGTTGCAGAAGGGCCGATTGCTGGCTGTACTGTTACCGTTGTTGGTAAAAAATCAATTGCCGCTGCTACTTCACAAACTCAAGAATATTGGGCTATTGAAGAATGGTATAACGATATTTCAGTATCAGATTACTTTACTGATACAGTTGTTGGCAGCGCTGATATTGGATTGCCGTCAGAAGGTAATGCAACAGTTTCTTTTGGCTTTGCAGGACTGGAAAAAACCCAGTCAGGAACCCAAGTATTGACAGGTGCAACAGCGGCGACTACTACATCAGTTCTAACTGCTGTTAATGGTATCGTGACTGTAAATGGATTGGCTATCGGCAACGTAACTGGTGCATCGATCAAGATTGATTGCGGAGCTACTAACATGGGCGCTGTTGTTGGTTCTGATAATAGTCCTGATGTTCAACGTGGCCGTATTACTGTTTCAGGTCAGCTAACCGCTTTCTTCCAGGATGTT